TCTTAAGAATAAAACAATGGCATCTTTTTTCTCATATCTACCAAATATTGAATTTACTCCTCATAGAGTTAAATTTCAATTTACTAACCAAGACTTTGTTCTTGCAAAAAATATATTCAAAGGAATAAGTATTGATAATTCTGCCTATGCAACAGAGTTATTCATACAACTTGAACTTAGAGATGGTGTAAGACCAGATCAAGTTTCTCAAGCAGTATATGGTGATCCTAATTATGATTGGGTTATTTTACTTACAAATAAAATTATAGATCTCAAAAACGACTGGCCATTATCATCTGCAGAATTTGAAATATACATCCATAAAAAATACAAAAATCCTCACTCAGTAAAACATTGGTTAACCAAAGAATTAAAAAACGATATTGGTGAGGTTATTCTTCCTGCTGGTTTAGAAGTATATTATGATCCTAATGATCAAGATTCTTTTGAAATTACATATATTAAATCTTACAATCCATTTGTAGAAGAAACTGAGAATGGTGCTGCATTACTTACATCAATTTCTAATTATGAATGGGAACAAGAACGTAACGATAACAAAAGATTTTTACAGGTTTTAAAACCAGCATATCTAGATACATTTGTAAAAATCTTCCAATCAGCAACAGGATACAACACAGATGCAGTAAATGCCACTGTAAAACGAACATTAAATAAAGTAAATATCTTCAACAATATAACTATATGATATTAGAAGAAGCCTGTTATTCATTAAAACTTGAATGTGCTCTCAGGGAATTAGGTTTCGTTGAGATAGGATGGAAATGTGTGGCACATGCTGGTATATTTTTTGTGCAACCAGTAGGAATCCCAGATGACCCTGAGGGAGATCTTCTGGGATTTTCTTTAATTATACCTTACACTAAAAATAAACGTCAATATAGATTAGTATCTACTGCTAAGAGAGCATTGGATATTGCTCAAGGAGTATAAAAACCTTACAGACAAAAAAATACCCCGAATTTTTTTTCGGGGTTTTTTGGAAATAAAAGTTGATTTTCCTTCAGTAATCTGAGGTAAATCTTTTACACTCTTCTGGATTTTTCTTACACCATTGGAACACATAAGCATCAGCATCTTGTTCCATACTATAATGTGCATGATTATGCAAGGCACCTATTAAAATTAAAGTCCCAAAAATCATTATATTAGCATGAACTATAGGACTGCTGATTATTTTAAATAGATACTTCTTTATTTTCTTTTTCTTCACCAGTTTTATTGAAACCGAAGGGTCCTTTTTTTTCTTCAAGTGCAAGTTTCAGTGCAACTCCTCCAACTGCTTCCATTACCTTTAAAATTTCCTCTGCTTTAGCACCTTCACCAAGTTCTTTAGCAATATACCAATACTTAGGCCAAAATGTTTCGCCTGCCTTTTTATAATCTTCTAATGTCAATAGTTTCATTAGAACCCACCTCCTTTAGTTTTTTTCTTCTTTTGTTTAGGTAAAATTTCTTTTAACCTTTCCTCTGAGTAATGCTCACATAATTGTAGCATACGGTCTAAAGCATATTGAAATTGAGAACCCGCACTCATTTTACTGAGTAGATGATGTGCTACATCGTATCTTAGTTCTTCAAGTTCTTTCTCGTTCACTTGAATTCACACTCCGCCATAATTTATTTTTTAATCTCCACCATATCTCTAAACATAGAATGAATAAAATGATGGAGATTGCAATTACATTATCTAGATGGTCCATCACCCATCAGTCTTCCTCAGCGAGGCGAGCGAAGTATGAAAGTGTGTCGTCATCATCAGTAGCAGGACGTGCAGCAGCTGCTGTTGGTTGAAGTTCATTCAACTCACGCTTCATTGCCTGAGGAACAGGTGCTGAGGCAGTGCTGGTGAACTTAGGTGCTCCCATGATGTCAGCATCATTGAAACCACCGCGACCCTCAGACTCATCCTCCAGAGTTTCACGATCAAACTTTTTGCTGGTTGTACGACCAAGCACAACATTCAAACGTGACTCAAGTTCTTCATAAGACTTGAAGTTCTTAGCATCCATGAATTCATTCAGTGGATACTGACTACGCCAAACTTTTTCAAGTTCATCATCAGTCATGTCCTCAAGAGTACAAGGTGGTGCGAAATCAGAGGAATCATAGTTCCAATAACCTGCAACCTTCTTCAGTTTCAGTTTGAAGTTAGCACCCTGCCACAGATCAAACGGATTGATAGGAGTTTCATCTTGGAACTCAGGTTGCATTGCTGCCTGAATCTTATCAAAGATCTTCTTACCAAACTTGTAGAGGAAGACTTTACCTTCGTTACCAGGATTAGCAGGATCACTCACAACATAGATGTTGCTGTAATAGGAGAGTTTACGCTTTTGTTTACGAGCGATCTCCTTATCGCTATCAAGACCACTGTTCCACAGTGTACGGTTCAGTTCCGACACGGGATCTTTCTTACCAAGAGTGGTCAGAGAGTTTTCAATATACCATCCACCAGTGCCTTGGAAACCGTGAGACCAAACCTTTGCCCAAGGAAGTTCTTCACCATCAGCAGCAGGAAGGAAACGGATTACCGCATAACCGTTACCAGACTTATCCATCTCGGGTTTCCAGAAACGATCATCGTTGCTACCACCAGTAGCTTGGAGTTTGTCAATCTCCTTAGTCAGACGATCAAAACCAAATTTAGAGCTGTTTTTAAGATCAGCAAAAGACATTCGTATTACCTCGTATTGTTTGTATTTGTTGGATTGCGATGACCCAACTGGATCATCATACACTATTTAGAGTTCCCCGTCAAGCACCTGCTGACGAACGTTCTCCATATTCTCACGGAAACCGTCATAGATGTCTAACATACTAAGACCCTCAACATTCATGCCAAGTGCCACAGCACCACGACGGAAATCTTCTTTCAGTCGTTTTGCCATAGGATCGTCAGACAAATTCAATCTCATGTAGAAAATCTTCTGCCTGTCAATTAAGTCAAGCATTGCATCAAAAAATTCTATACGATCCTCAAGATCCATCAACGGAATGAATGGCATTCTGTTGACTATTTCTTGCTGCTTAAGACTAATTTCTTGTGCTTCTTTTTGTACTATTTCTGATTCAAAGAAAGACATTGGTGATCTAATACTTTTTCCTTTAACGTATGCTTATATTTAACAGTATTCACAGTTATGAATGGTGAATACTTCATGACGGTTCTCCTCACATCTGTCCACACTATAGTTTCAGTAATTTTAATATCAAATTGTGGAACAAAATTTAAAATTTGATTTAAAATAACAAAAGTTTCCATGGAAATTTGTTTTCCCAAAAGAAACTTTACTAATGGTGGATGAGTCTCAGTGACCTTGAATAAATGATCAAACTGATCAACCTGCTGCAATAGAAAATCTACTTCTTCACTAAAAGTGTAGTGTAAACTCTCCATACGCTTTTTCCATCCCCTATAATTATCATCCCCATCTGATCTGACCATACTACCAATCCATCCAGATGAATCAGCAACAAAGTTTGCTACAAAGTATGGAAGGATTTCATCATCCTTTTTACGGTTTGTAAGTTTTTTAAAGAAGTAACGATCCTTTCTTTTCTCAAAATTAGTCTCAGATACTTTAGTTTTACCATTAAATTTAAAGTAATCATAACTATCAGTCGTGAAGTGTAACTTCAATGCGACATACATTTTATAGGATTCAAACGCGGTCATCTTGATATTGTTCAGCAGAAAGTCCATTCATTCTCGCATAATCTACAAATGTAGTAATGGCATACCTTCCATTACCACTATAATAACTGTCCTCATCAATATGCACAGTTTTAACACCATGTGCAACGTAAGGAGGAATAATAATTAAACTATTGTTATTACAAGGAAACTCGTAGTCAAAGTCGGCAAAAAACAACTCACCACCAGTAAATTTTTTAGGTTCCTTGTAAAAATAACTAAAAATTATATACGCAAAAGGTTTATCAACATGAGTTTCATAACCCTCTCCATTATAATAATATCTAAGTTTAGTGAAGAGTTGTTTGGGTACAGGAATATGTTTAATAGAATAATGACTTTGTTTCCATTCCTTCAAACAGGGAGTTAATTTTTTTACAAGCGAATCCTCTAGTTGCAGTATGCTTGATAGGTTTCTATCACGACCCAAACATGCTGTCAATGGGATTGCTCCTGCTGTAGTCTTTCCTACAACTCCACCATATTCGTATGGACTTAGTAATTTTCCTGGTTTAGTAAAAAAATTAAATTCTTCCCAGATAAGTTCTAGTTCTTGCTCTTCGTATACGTCTTCTGCAATAATATGTGGGAACGGATCCGTCAAAATTCTGTGTTTCATATAATAAGTCTTGCTTTAGAAGATCTTTTCATAAAGTTTAGACGCTGAGCATCATACTTTAGTTTTTCTTTTAGAGGTTTGGAAATTAATTTAGATACCGTTTCTATTTCAATGTTATTTTCATTGCAATAATGAATAACACATTCAATATAGTTCATAGTACCATTACTGATCTTCATCATGTTTTCAATTTCCATTGAAAATTTTGAAGCAGTCATGAATTTCTTTTCTAAAATGTCATTAAGGTTTTCCTCAGACATTAGCAAATTTCTCTCCCTTGTGATAGTTAATAAACTCATTAATGTACTGCTCCAATAATTTCATGTAATACATTTTATCATACTTTTCAAACAATTGCACCTCATTATCTTCACATGCTTGAATAATTACAAGTTTATCTACCTCAATCCCAGTAAGATCGTAGTAGAGAGCACCATAAGCAGCACATTGAACAAAATAATGCTCAATCCACTTCTCGGGTTTTTGTTTCCGTGAAGTTTTGAAGTCTACAATTGCCAGCTCACCTTTATATTC